AAACGTGATATGAGCGTTATTGCTATCTTTACTGATGAAATGTGTGATGACTTTTATGATATGAATTCTCGCTATGTTATTGTTGCAAACGCAGATGATGTGGCAAATTTATTTGGTACCAAATCGAGAGCATATAAAGCCGCTCAAGGATTATTCTCGGCTAGACCAAAATTAAAGTCTGCTCTAATTGCTAAATATGTTAAAGCCGATTTAGATGTTGCTGCAACACCTGCAAAATTAGCAGGTTCAGCTGTTTTTGCAAGTTATGTCAGTTATAAGCAAATTACCGATGGTTATTTTAGTTTTATGCTGGGTGAACAAATGGTAACTATCGATAAATTATCATTTAAAACTGTATCATCACTTGATGATGTGGCAACTATCATTAATGCAGAACTAAAAATTAAAACGAATGACAAAATTAGTATCGCATTTGATGAAATTGGCAATCGCTTCATTCTACGAGCTATTGTTGCTGGAAGTGATAATAGTGTGAAACTTGGTTATGTAAATGATCAATCATTAGATGGCTCTTATATTGGTCAATTATTAAACCTTATTGATGGCAAATCGACTATTTATAAAGGAACGGACGCCGCGACTTACAAAGCTGAAAGTGTTGCAGATGCAATGACGGCACTTGAAAATCAATATCAAAATTGGTATGGCGCTTATTTTGCTAATACGATCACTGATAGTGAGTTATTAGAAGCTCATGACTGGGTTGTTAGTGCTGATTTAAAAGTGCTTGGTTATACTGAAACACGCAGTGCCAATATTGAATATCTTGATTCTAATATTCTTAAAAAGCTAGCGAAAAAAAATAGCGGTCGCCTGATGGTGCAATATAACAATACGGGTGATGAGTTTGCAGGCATTGAAATGATGGCAATTGCATTATCAACAGTTTGGACTGGTAATAATACGGCAAAAACAGTCAAATTTAAGCAACAAGCCAGTGTGACCAGCGATGACAAAATCACCCTGAATGAAGCGACTAAATGTAAACGCTTAGGCATTAATTATTACACTGATTATTCAGGTGCAAATATGCTCGCTGAAGGCACTATGCTTGGCGGTACATTTATCGATATTACGACGGGGCTTGATGCATTTACTAATGCGCTACAAGTTCAATTGTTCAATAAATTGCAAGGTGCATCATCTAAAATCCCACAAACCGATCGCGGTCAAGAAATTTTAATTGCCTCAGCCAAAGTCATTGGTGAGCAATTTAGAAATAATGGCTTTATTGCGAGTGGTAAATGGACCGGGGACGATATTGGCAATCTTGTCTATGGCGGCACGCTAGAGTCTGGTTACTATTTTTATTCAGACAGTTTTGATACACAAGATACCGCTGATCGAAACTCACGCAAAATGATGCCAATTATGACTGCATTAAAGCTTGCTGGTGCAGGCCATAGTGTTGATGTCGTCGTTAAATATAATATTTAGGAGAAAATATGAGTAATGCTTTCGCTTTAAGAGATGCCGTTTTAACCATTAACGGTATTGAAATTACAGGTTTTGAAAATGCACAAGATGCGATCTCTATCGCGCCAATTGGTGATGATGGCGATATTACTTACGGTATCGATGGCAATGGAGTGTTTGTTCACTCTTGTAACCAAGGTGCTACCGTATCAATTAAGATTTTACAACATGCGCAGGCCAATAAAATATTTATGGATTTACGCAATTTACAGGTAAAAAATTCATTAGTAGCGATAAGTAATACAATCGCATTTAAGGATTTACGTAATGGAGATGAGTTTTTACTAACTGATTGCTGGTTTACAACTCCACCCACTCACGCTCGTGGCACAAGTCATAATGGTTATACATGGACGTTAAAAGCGGTGCTATCTAACTTTAATTTAACAGAGGGTAAATAATGCAACAAGAAGATAAAATTATCGGTGAATGTACTTATCATTTACGTAAAGCAAATTTTATCGAAGCGAAAGCAGAGGCCTTCAAATTGACAACCCTTTTAAAGGGTTGTTTTACAAATGATGGCAAAGCTGGCTTTGATATCGGCCAATTTTTAGCAAATTTAAATTCGCAAGAGATGGAAGGCGTAGAGCGATTTGTTTGTAAATATGCAACGGTGACTAATGAAAATGGCGCTAAAGTCCTTTTACAAAATCAAAAAGAAGCTAATGACTTTTTCAACGAGCACCGTGAACAGTACTTTGAATTTATTTTTGAGGGGGCAAAATTCCATTTTTTGGGTTTTTTACCAAATGGGATCGCATCCAAAGTAAATACGCTGGGCTTGGAGACGCTGTCGGATTTAGTGACGTAGATTGGTTCACCTGGACGCCTATAGTTAGGCGTTTTGCTTCACTCCATGAATTAAGGACAGTTTATTCGCTTGATGATGTACTTGATATGCATGAAGTGATTGCTGAACAACTACTGGCCGAAAAGCAAAGGGAATAACAATGTATATAGATAAATTTTTAATTTCAATTGGCGTCGATACCCAGCAAGCCGAAAAGTTAACTCAAATTACCGAAAGATTAACCCAAAGTGCCGATAAATTAGGTATTATTGCGAGTGAAATAGGCAATCATCTTAATGATACGATAAGTAGTGTCAATGATTCAACTGATAATGTGAGTAAACAATCACAGGTTGCTGAAACGAGGATCAGTAAATTAAAGAGTAGTTTAATTGCTATCCAATCTGTAGCAATGACTGTTGGCAAAGCTTTTGTTAGTGCTTTTAATGATGCAATTAAAGGCGTTGAAACGTTTTATAACGATAAAGATGCCTTATTTAAAATATCAAAGAAAGAGTTAGCACAAACAAAGGAATATCAAAGTGCGTTAAGTAAAGCTAATAATGCAATTGAGAATATAAAAACAAAAATTGCAGCAGGATTAACACCTGCGCTAACTAAAATCATAAAGGTTTTCCTTGATTGGCTTAATGCTAACAAAGAGCTAATTGCTAACGGCATAGCAAAAACAGTAGAAGTACTCAGTTATGCTATTCAAACCTTAAAAAATACAATTCGTTTTTTTGATAAAATTATCTCTTCAACGATAGGTTGGAAGAATGCTTTAGTTATCTTAGGTGCCGTTTGGGCTGCATTCAATGCGGGATTTATTATTAGTCCGATCGGCGCAGTTATTGCGGCTCTCATCGCGCTAATGCTACTTATCGATGATTTAATGGTTTATATGGATGGAGGAGATAGTTTATTTGGTGAATATTGGCAACCACTTATTGATGGTGCCAAACTAGTTTACAATACAATAAAATTATATTGGAATTATATCAAAGCTATATGGTCCGGTAATTCAGAAGAGATAAAGTCGATATCTAAAAAACTTTTTGATTCCTGTATACAAATATTTGTAAATTTATTCAATTGGATTAAATCGTTATTACCAGCGATGTTAAAAAGTATATTGACCTTTTTTGGTATGTCAGAGTCTGAAGCGAGAAAAGTTGTTGATCGTATTGGTAAAATTTTTGGTTTCATTTTTGACTTAATTACTTTGCCATTTAGAAAAGGATACCAATTAATTTGCGGTATCATGGATCTATTTGGTCTCGATGCCGGTGATGTTGTTAATGCCATTTATATTGTTTTTGCTACATTATTTGATGTTATTACCTATCCATTTAGGCTTGCTTATAACTTTGTGATGGGATTATTTGATATCTGGGAGGATGATACAACATCATTTATTAACAAGCTAGGACAAACATTAATCGCAGTATTTAATTTTATCACAACACCATTTCGACTCGCACTTTCTTGGATTAAGAATATTTTTGGATCTGTTTTACAAAGTATCTGGGATGGACTTGTTAATGACGTAAGTACTGCCTTTAGTATATTATTTGATGTTATTACCTATCCATTTAGGCTTGCTTATAACTTTGTGATGGGATTATTTGATATTTGGGAAGATGATACAACTTCATTTTTAGATAAAATTATTGCTTCATTTGCATCTATTGGTAACTTTCTTATTAAGCCATTCCAAGATGCGATAGCATGGATTAACGATAAAGTGCTAGGGGTTATCAATTCGGTTTGGGGTAAGTTGAAAGGTGTTGCTTCCTTTTTTGGTTTTGGGTCTAGCGATGATGAAGACAATAAAGATGGTTCCAATGGTAAAGATTTTGATGATAAATTTAATCCAGAGAGTATTAAAAATGTCACTAAAACTGGCGCNAAAATAAATCAAAATAAAACCATAAATCAAGGTGATGTAACAAATAATATTACCGTTAATTCTTCAGATATAGCTTTATCAGCTAAACAAGTTGGTGATACTTATCATAATCAACTGATTAATGCTCATAATAATGCAACTTCGGCTATGGGGGCTTAGTCATGGCACTAACAAGTCTTTTAAGTTTGCAACAAAATAATTCAGTTAGTCTTATTTCCAATTCTTGTGGCTCCTTTTACTTTGATGCGGTAACTAGCGAGCAACATTCNTCGAAGTTAAAGATAGTTGAAAATCCGATCGAAANTGGNGCTAATGTNGCTGACCATTCACTTTTGGAACCCAAAGAGATTAGTCTTAGTGGCTTAATGGTGGGTTATACACCTGCTTATAATCCATTATCACGTCAGTTACAAAATCATCCTATAGTCGATTATGTGCTGCCATTTGAAGTGAAAACGATGACAGCTCAAACGGAGCAATTAGCGAATAGAATTATGTCGGGTTATGAAGCAACGCGTAGTCAGGCGAGTAGTATTATCGCCGATTTTTTACCTGAGTATTCAGATGTTCTTTTTGATAATACATCGGTAGATCGCATTGCTAATGCATATGAACAATTACTTGCGCTACAAAAAAGTGGTGAGGTGCTAACCGTGCAAACGAGCGCAAAGCAATATAGTAATATGTTACTGGTTTCGGTGCAGATGAACCAAAAAACGAAAATGACTGGTGAGTTTTCATTAGCATTTAGGGAGGTTTTTATTGCCTATACTCAGATGACAAGTGGTTTAACCGTAATAAAGCCAGAAGATAAAACTAATTCAGGAAAAACTCAGCCAGAACAATGTGAAAAATCAACATTAAAGTGGAGTTGGAACTGGAGTTGGTCGTGGTGGTAAAGCTATTTATTATAGTTTTTTGTGAAAGTGAAATAATGATTCTACAAAAATAGGTAATTTATGTACAAAATAAAAATAACATCCAATGATATCCAAGAACAATCATTTACCTTATACGGGATGAATTTGAAGCTTACGCTATACTATAATAAAGTGTTGACGGGCTATCAATTTGATTTATTTAATCTCGATACTAATCGTTATATCACCAAAATGAAAGGGGTATCAGTAAGTAGCCCATCATTAATTGAATTTAATTTACCTTTTGTCTTTGTCCTTTATGATAAATCAGCATTAGGTATCGGCTCAATTAATAAAATAGATTTTGCAAGTCGGTTTGAACTTTTAATTATGACTAAGGATGAGTATCGTGAGGCAATTTGGCAGGGTTATACAGCTTAATATTGGTAATACACAACAGAGCTTAGTATATAATAACTTAAAAATCACATTCGACGTGACTAAAACCATTTCATCAGAGCCTAATGACGCGAATATTATCATTTATAATCTAAATCAAAATAACCGCAATCTAATCACCAGCAAAGTTTATGATCTTGTAGAGTTGTTTGTTAGTTATCGTGATGATGATTTAAGAATGATTTTTAAAGGCGAAATAAAAACTGTTGAAAATGAGTACTCTGGTTTAGATATTATTACTAAACTAAAATGCTCAGATGGTGGTCAAGCCTATGCCGAAAAAGTCTTAATTAAGACTGTCGCTGCCGGGCAAAAAGATTCTGATGCGTTAAATGATTCGGCCAAAAGCTTTGGTATTTTAAAAAGCGACGTTGATTTACCAAATGATAAAGTGCTTCCACGGGGGCGTGTATTTTTTAGTGATGTTCGTGATGTGATGGATAAGATTGGTCTTAACAATGATGCTGATTGGTCAATTCAAGATAACCAATTAGTCGTTGTGCCAAAAAATAAGGCGATTCGAAATGATGAGGGCTATATTATCTCGAGTAATACAGGCATGATTGGTAGCCCACAAAAAACCGATAAGGGATTAGAAGTCATCACCTTATGTAATCCTCGCTTTAAAATCGGTTCACTCATTCGAGTTGAATCAAAGTTTAGCGAATATAATGGTGATTATAAGATTCAATCGATAAATCATAGTGGTGATTTAACTGGCAATGACTGGAAAAGTAAGCTGGTTTGTACCGGTGGTACATATGAAGTAATCGGTGAAAAATAATCGCTTAAATCGCCAAGTCAATGTCAAATCAAAGCTCCTAAATGGGAGCTTTTTTATTGTCTAAATTAGGAGTTTAAATGAATGAATCATTAACAACGG